TTACTTTGCGCTAACGTGAATGAACTCACGAAAGCAATCGAAAAAAAGTATCTAAGATGAAGCAGAAAGGAGCAAGACTTTATGCCTAATTCGATATGGGAAGACTTTGAAGAAGCATTAAAGCAGGAACCATGTGAAGATTGTGTGAGCAGAGAACAGGCACTGTTAACATTAACAGGCAAAAATCTAAGTACAAAGAGTACAGGTGAATTAATAGCATTGTTTAATAAGCGGATAAAAGCCCTGCCACCTGTAAAACCTGCACAAAGAAAAGGCAAGTGGGAAAATAAGAACACAAGTGGACATCAGTTATATGGGAAGTGTTCAGAATGTGGACAAGAGTTTGTAATAGATGCATGGTACACGCAAAAAATGAGGTATTGCCCTAACTGTGGAGCAAAGATGGAAATTGGAGGAGATGGAGTTGTGACAAGAGAAGAAGCATAAAAATGGATATCAACAAGGTCAACCGTGAAGCCTATATAGTATGATTCAATAAAATCACGGTTCAAGATGGGTTCAAGTAAGTTGGACTATTTGGGGTTCATCTTGAACTATCTTAGGATTTTTAGTGATAGAGAATGAAAAGAAGTGATAGAAGTTGAGAAAATGCGGTTCAAGATGAACGCAAAAGTTCAAGATGGGTTCAAGTTAAAAAGAATTCATCTTGAACCGTACTTTATACCGATAAACACTACATAAAATAGTCATACGGTTCAAGTAGTTCAAGATGAAATACACTTCTTAATATATAGGAATCCTCAATGTTGATTCAACAACAATTCTATAATATATAAAATATAAGAGATTAACTTGAACTACTTGAACCGAGACACAATATAATTGTGAACAATTTAAAAAATAGACAGGTGATGAAGATGAACAAGGAAATGAAAGAAGCAATAAGAATCGCATCTGAAGATACAGTACTGAACATGATGAAGAACAACATGATCAGGGATAACAAAAGAAGTGCATTTCAGAGAACTGAAACGCTACTGTACAATTACAGAAGCTTCAAGGCAGTTGTGAATGACAAGAATGAAATGATCAAGGAAATCAAGGAATACGGTATCAGGAACAAGTCAATGTCAATTCTTCCAGCAATGAATTCATGTCACGGTGACACATTCAAGATGACTGACAAGGAAAAGGCTGAAGCCAAGATTGCTGAACTTAATGAGTCAGTAAGAGTGACTGAAAACTATATCAGACTAATTGACAATGCACTTAATCTTATCAAGGGTGAACAGTACTATGACATTATTCCAATGAAGTATTTTGAAGGCAGAGATCGTGAGTATATCGCAAGCTATTATCAGTGCAGCCTTGCCACAATCTCACGTGAGAAGAAGAAGCTTATTCACAAACTGCAAATAAGACTGTTCAGTGATGACGTGATCAGGGAGATTCTATTCAGTTAACGCTGGGTAAATGTCACATTAGGTCTTGAAACACTGATTCATCATGTGATATAATGATTACAGTGAGAAATTGTAGAAACAGGGTGCTAAGAAATTAGCGCCTTTTTTGTTATCTTAAGAAAGGGGTGAATCTTGCATGAACAAAGATAGACCAGTGTATGCTGATCTGACTGCAAAGCAGCGTAAGCTTATTGACTTGCTGCTAGAAGGCAAGCTTACAAAAGCTGAATGTTACAGGCAAGCATACCCTAACTACAAAGGCGGTGAACCTACAAAAGAAGTACATGTGATGATTAACAACACTAATGGTAAGTTCTATAAGTTTTCCCAAGTTTACAGTGATATGCTTCAGGAAGTGAAGGAACGTACTGAAAAGGAGAAGGAACAGTCAATCTTAAGTGCGGTTGATGTTCTTAAATTCCTGTCTGATGTAGTCACTGAAAAGGAACAGGACACAGTAATAGTTCCACAGGGCGATGGCTGCAGTGAGGTGCAAAGAGTTCCAGCAAATATGCGTGATAGAATCAAGGCAGCTGAACTTCTTGGTAAGCATCATGTACTGTTTACCGACAAGGCAAAAATTGAATCTGATGTACCAATCACCATTGTCAATGACATTGGTGATGAAGATGATTAGTAACACACTAGTAACAAAACTAGTGTTTTTTGCTTTATTCTAGGCGAAAGAAAGATATCTAGCGATATATGAACACTAAAAAGGTCTCACTCAAGAAATGCATAGGCAAGGGCTACAACAAGTTTTGGAACTTCAAGGGAAGATACCGAGTAGTCAAAGGTTCACGTGCCAGTAAGAAGTCCACAACTACCGCAATGGATATGATCTATAAGATTATGGCATATCCAGGAAGCAATGGGTTAGTTATTCGTAAGGTAGCACGTACATTACATGATTCATGTTTTGCACAGCTTAAATGGGCTATACATAGACTTGGTGTAGACTCTAAGTGGTCAGTAAAAGAATCGCCAATGGAACTGACATATGTACCAACAGGTCAGAAGATTTACTTCAGAGGTCTTGATGATCCATTGAAGGTAACATCTATTGCAGTAGACAAAGGTATATTATGCTGGTTGTGGATAGAAGAAGCCTATGAGATAACAAAAGAAGAAGATTTTGACATGATCAATGAATCAATCCGTGGTGCTATTCCTGATGAATACAAGCAGTATGGATTATTCAAGCAGATAACACTGACACTCAACCCTTGGAATGAACACCACTGGATCAAGGCAAGGTTCTTTGACAACCCTAAGCCAAACACATTAGCCATGACAACCAATTACAAGTGCAATGAATGGCTTGATGAAGATGACCTGGAAATGTTTGAAGAAATGAAGGAACACAATCCAAGACGTTATCGAGTAGCTGGACTTGGTGAATGGGGTATTGTTGATGGTCTAGTATTTGAAAACTGGAAGGAAGAAGCTTTTGACATTGATGAAATACGTGCAATAGACAGTGTGCGTGCACGTTTTGGTCTTGACTTTGGTTATACAAATGACCCTACAGCTTTCTTCTGTGGACTTATTGACACTACCGCCAAGACACTTTGGGTGTTTGATGAAATGTATCAGCGTGGCATGTCCAATGAAAAGATAGCACGTGAGATTACAAACATGGGATATGCAAAGGAACACATAACTGCTGATTCAGCTGAACCTAAGTCAATATCAAGACTTATTGAACTGGGCTTAAGAAACGTCAAGGCTGCTAAGAAGGGCAAGGACTCAATACACACTGGTATTGACTTCCTTCAGGATTATACGATTATAATTCATCCAAGATGCGTGAATTTCATTACTGAAATTGGTTCCTACACATGGGATAAGGACAAGTTTGGTAATAAAATCAATAAACCAGTAGATGACTTCAACCATCTGATGGATGCAATGCGTTATGCGGTGGAAAAAGACCACACTGAAGGTGGATGGTCATTTAACTAAGAAAGGATGTGATACTGACATGAATAGATTTCATGATTTCTTATATAACTTCCTGTTTGAAGAAAAGGTTGATCTAGTGTCAGATAGTGAAGAACTTATCAATGAAATCAATCAATTCCGTTCATCATATCGTAGAATGCTTATGCTTGATGGTGAACGTTATTATGAAGGGATTCATGACATCCTTTCAAAAAAGCGCACTGCAATTGGTGAAAACGGTGAACTTATCACCATTGACAACCTACCAAATGCAAGGATAGTTGACAACCGCTATGCTGAAATGGTTGATCAGAAGAAAAACTACCTATTAGGTCAGCCACTTGTATTCAAAAGTGACAATAAAGAATACAACAAATTGCTATCTGATACATTCAGCATGGGTTTCATGCGTATGATCAAGAACGTACTGCTTACTTCAATCAATGAAGGCATCAGTTATGTGTATGTTGGCTACAATGAAAAGAGTGAACTTTCATTTACACCCATGAAAGGTTATGAAGTGGTTCCTATTTGGAAGGATGCTGAACACACAATGCTTGAAAAGGCTATTCGCTTCTATCCAGTAGTACAGCAGTTTAAGAGTACGCAAAAGACAATTGAAAAGATTGAACTGTACAATGAAGACGGTGTATACCGCATGATTTATGATTCAGGAAAATTGTATGTGGATGAACCACGTTATATGCCATACATCCAGTATACAAGACCTGATGGAAGTGTTGAAGGCTACAACTGGAATAAACTACCAGTGATTCCATTCAAGTACAATTCAAAGGAGATTCCATTGATCAAGAAAACAAAGTCCATCCAGGATGCCATCAATAGAATCATGTCTAACTTTGAAGACAACATGGAAGAAGACGTAAGAAACACAATTCTTGTATTAATCAACTATGATGGTGAGAATCTTGGTGAATTCAGACGTAACTTGGCTACATATGGTGCAGTCAAGATTAGAAATGATTCTAGCATGGGCGGTGGTGATCTTAAGACACTTCAGGTTGAAGTCAATGCTGATAA